GTTAGATGGTATTGCATCTGTGAAGCTATCGTCATTCATTAACTTTGTAGTCCACTCTTGTTGCATACGTTTCCAACAGTTGTTTAACTTGCCATTGATTGCACCATCAATCCAAGCATCTACACCTGCATTGTCTGATACATCATTGTATAAATCATTAGACAGAATCTTCTGTTGTAAATCTGTTAATGTTATTGTCTTATCGTGATTTGCCATTTTATATCTCCTTTATGATTGAGTTGTTTCACTCTTGGCTTATGCTACTAAGTAGCCTGAAAATGTTGTTCCGTTATCTATATCAGTCTGTGCAGTTCCACTACCTTGTCTAATATCAAGATAGGCTGTATCATTTACATCCATATCAATTAATGCAGTAAAGTTCAGTGAGAAATATACGTTATCTTGTCCAAAGTCAGGGTCAATTACTGCTGATAATGAACGATTTGATGATACCAATCTTAATTGATAAAAATCAGAAGCACTATCTATATTAACCAAATATAAGTTAGCATTAAATTGATATTTTCCTGTAACTGGAGCAGTAAATACATTAGAGCCAAAATCTGCGTTATTATCAAACTTTTCTGCTGACAAAATAACTTGCTCATGAGAGCCAACAGAAAAATTACTTTGTGTAGAAGTAGGTTGTACTAAAAAAGCAGGTTGCAGTGGTTTAGTTATAATACCATCAGCATTAAAAGCCATTGAGGTTGTAGTACCTAAAGCTGAACCCTTACCTATAATCAGTGAATCTGCACTGTCATCTAGTCCTATGTGGTAGTCTACTGCATTGCCATCAAACAATATTTTCTTGTCTGCTGCACTAGCATCACCAATAGTTGTATCACCTTTTATAGTCGCACTATCAACACTAATAGACGTAGGAAATACTTCTGTTATGGTTTGACCAACATAAGGCATTATGTAATCTCCATGATACTTAGTGTAATTGATACCTTGTCTGCCACAGAACAATCTATCTGTAGTTTATCTGTCGTTTCCAACACAACCTTGTTACCTGATAATATCTCTAGTGAACCTCCTACTGGTACTGGTGCATCTTTCAGTAAGAATGTCGTTGTATTCGTAGCTGTTCTACCACCACCACTTGTATCAGATACTAGCTTTACACTAGCTGTTACTTGGCTTGTGTGAACATTTGATATTATTAATCCCAGTACCACAGTTGTTGTGCTACCAGGCACAGTATATAAATCTTCTGGTGTTCCTGCACTAGCAGGCATCACATCATGCGATACCACCTTGAATGTGTTTGCCATATTTTACTCCTATCCTAAAGCTATTGCTAATGCAGTTGCATCATCTTGTGTTGCTGCACCTATATCAGTTGCTAATTCACTAGCACTTCTGCCCTCTATAGATGTGCCATTTACTCTTAAAAAATCGTCATCAGCTACGCCTGATCCAAAGGTAGCTACATTACCACTTGATATACCAGATGTGGGCAGTTGTGATGTAAGTGCCAAAGTTCCTGCTGTTGTTGGTAAAACTATGCTAACATTACCAGAAAAATCTGAATGAGCAGGAGCAGTTAATTGTGCATAGTGTGCATTACTACTTTCACAGTAAAATTTTATGTTGGATTGTGAACCACCATTTTTTAAAACTATTTCACCTGTTTGTATATCAACGTTACCATCTAGCCTAACAAGGCCACTACCATTTGGAGTTAGTGTAATATTACCATTTGATACTGAAACAATATCTTGTCCATTAACATCTAGCGAACCACCTAGCTGTGGTGACGTATCTTCTAATATGTTTGATATTGCTGCTGATGTTGCAAGTCCTGATACAACTGCACTTCTAGCAACTTTCTTTAAGCCACCACCTGATGTGTCTACTGCTAAAAATACATCATCGTTTGCTATTGTTGTTATTTCAGATAAACTTGTTACAGCTACAGGATTAAAGTTTGTACCATCTGCAATAAGCAAATGACCTGCTGTGTTAGTAGCCATAGTTAAGTCATCACCTGTAATCGTAAGATCACCAGTTATTGTTGCATCACCACCAACTGTTAAATTACCTGCTACAGCCGTTGTGCTACTTGCCACAGTAGAGTTTGGTGTATGAGTTAAGTAAGTGACAAACGATCCACTAATCTTACTGCCTAGAGTAAGTGTGCCACCATCAGAGATACTTAGTTTATGTTGGTCTGCATTATCATCGCCCTGATCTGCTTTTAACACTACATTTAAGGCAGCACCTTCAACATTAGCAGCTATCTCTAAACTATCATTTGTGGTTTCATCATACTGTATAGCTATGTCAGAATTTGTGCCTAATAATACAGTCTGGTTATCAATTACAGATAAGCCTACTGCAAATGGTATTTTAGCTGTGGCTGTTTGTGTACCATCTTTAAGTAGTGCAGTTGATAAACCTGTAGCAAAGCCATCTAATTCTTGGTCAAACCTATCGGCTCTAATTTTGATGCCATTATCTCTGTCATCTGTCCAATCAAACAGTCTTGAGAATGTACCACTACTATTATATGCCATTAAACAGGCCCTCCTGGAATAAATTGAAAATTATTGTTTATTATGCTTACAACTTGTGTTGATGAAGCTACTTTTATTCGTAACGATGCTGACCTGCCTAACGATCCAACTGCTTTTCTTTTTTGTACTATTCCTGCTGCAATCGTATCGCCCCAGAAGTCTAAATCCCATTCAGCAGCATCCCATGCAGCTACCTCTGAATCAAAAGAACCAGTAGCTAAATTAATTCCAGATGGTGTTTTCTGATCTATGGCTAAACCAAAATCAAACGCAACATCACCTATAGATTCAAATGTCGGAGCAACACTTGTAAATCTTTTTACACTTGATCTGTCACCAAAATAGTTAAATGCAAAAGATACATCAGCCGTAATCGCTGTTGTTAAATCAGCCACACCACCAACTTTATAAACCTTACCATCTGTTGTTCCAAAATATGTATCACCATTATAATTAGCAAACACATGAGCAGGTATATTTTGAAATATAGACCACGCCCTAGTAATAGGATTAAAAACATGTTGGTTAAATGTATCTGTCGCATCACCTGTAGGGTAATTAAAATACATTTTAGAACCATCAGCAGAAACGTGTACTTGCCAACCAGTAGTTGTGCCTGTTGTAGCCACCTGGTTTATAACTGTACCTCTAATCTTTTCACTTATAGCTGCTGCTCTATTACCAACTAGGTCTTGTCTAAAAACCTGTGATAATGGTAAATATCCTTCTTTTGTTATGACTATTAAATCACCACCTAATTTAGCTATGGCTCTAGGCTCATTTATAGGTTCTGCAATCCTAAAAGTACCAACTAATGCAAAGCTAGATGCACTTGGATCAGTACCACTATAAACAAGAACCTCACCACTACTCATTATAAGTGTTAGTAAATCATCAACACCTTCACCACCATCAATAGTCAAAGTGCCAATCTGAATTAAGTTACCACCAAATGTACCAACTAAACCTACAGGAAACTTAGTAAAATTACCTTGATGCGTGTCTACTGTAGCTGAATAATAAAAGTTCTGATCTACACCTGTAAAATAATAAAGCCTGTTTTTAAATGCTGTAACACCCTTTAGTGTTGATGCACTAGCACTATCTGACAAGGTTATACTAAGGTTTGATGCTGAACTGCCATTCCAACTAAAGGGTGTATCTGCTCCATTTACAAAAATGGTTAATCCATTAAATTCTACTGTCTGAAACCTACCATTTGATAAGCCTGTTTTCTTACTTACAGCACTCCCAGTATCTATACGATATAATGTGCCGTTTGATCCAACTGCCAATAAATGTCTATTAGCCCCTGCATTATGCTCTATAAGAGTTTCTACATTTCCTGTGCCTATGCCTGTGCAGAAACTAGAAAAACCTTCTCTTGTTGTTATCTTTTCAACAGTAGGAAAGAAGTTGCTCATAACTATAGCATCTGTCTGTTCCATAGCATCCAAACTATCTCTTGAGTTTAGACCACCAAAAGGTGCAGGTATATTTACAGATTTAACTCTATATCTGTTTGCCGTTTGTATAGGTTGTAGCATTAAACACTTCCATAGCCACTATCAGGCAAGTTATAACTATATGGACTTACCCTTAATCTCCTTGCATCATCTAGGCTTATCACAGGTGAGCCACCAGAACGTGATACAGCCTGTCTTAACTCTAATTGGTATTGTCTAAAGTCTTCTGCGTAATCAAGCCCATGCATCTGTTTAAATCGCCAGGTAACACCTAATTCTATTAATAATTCATCTAATATGCCTGTATCACTATCAACAGTAAAAGCTGCTTGTGATGTGCCATCTGTCTTTTGATTCCAATGACTACTTACATACTCAAAACCAATAGTTTCAGTTGCCGTTGGTGTTGGTGTAATATCAAACTTTAACGCATTAGAACTAGATTTAAGCCTAAACCTTTGTGTAATACCTGCACTTGCTGATCCATGCCTATCAAGCTGATATTGCTGTGGTGTTAATGGCCCTGTAAACTTATCAAGGTCAGTTCTGTTGAATGCAGTATCACCAACAAACCTATCAA